TTTTTTATAAAAATATTTTTACAGCATATTTTAATCTTATTTAATACAATTCAATTAAATCAATAAAATTAATATTGTATTTATTACAAATATTTAATAATCGTGTTGGATGAAATACTTTTTCAACATTTAATTTATTTAGATCTTTGTTTTTGATTCTAAATCTTCTTTATAATTTGAACAAATACTATTTATAAAATCATAAAGAATAAGTTAACTGTTTATTATAGTCAATCTAATTTAGAATTCTAAATTACGTTGACTATAATATGAGTAACAGAATATGGTATAATAATACCTTTTGTAAATTCTTGAATAAAATGATGACCAAAAGTAAGATGAGTAACAGAATCTGGTATGTCACCTTTTTTTAATGGTTGAATAAATAAAAATCCAAATGTTAGATGTGTAACTGAATTTGGTATATCTCCTTCTTTTAAGGATTGATTAAATCTATGTCCAAAAGTAAGATGTGTAACTGAATTTGGTATCATTCCTTGATTTAAACTTTGATTAAAACAATGTCCAAATGTTAGATGTGTAACTGAATTTGGTATATCTCCTTCTTTTAAAGATTGATTAAAATAATCTTGAAATACAAGATTTGTAACTGAATTTGGTATGTCTCCTTCTTTTAAGGATTGATTAAATCTATATCCAAAAGTAAGATGTGTAACTGAATTTGGTATCATTCCTTGATTTAAACTTTTATCAAAACAATGTCCAAATGTTAGATGTGTAACTGAATTTGGTATAATACCTTCTTTTAAGGCTTCATTAAAATGATCTCCTAATGTAAGATGTGTAACAGAATTTGGTATGATACCTTTTTTAAATTTTTTAATATAATCTCCTAATATAAGGTGAGTAACTGATTTTGATATAATTGTATGATTTGAATGAATTTTGAATATTAAATCATTAAATATTTTTACTATATAATTTTCTTTGATGTAAAAATCATTTATAGCTTCAAAACTAAGATGAGTAACAGAATCTGGTATGTCTCCCTCTTTTAAAACTTGATTAAAAGATGTTCCAAATCTTAGATGTGTAACTGAATTTGGTATATCATCTCTTTTTAACGGTTTATTAAAATCTTTTCCAAATATAAGATGAGTAACAGAATTCGGTATAATACCTTTTTCTAGTTTTTTATTAAAAAAATATCCCAATGTAAGATGAGTAACCGAATCAGGTATGTCACCTTTTTTTAATATATAATTGCTATTATAGTTAAATTCAAATATAAGATGAGTAACATCATTTGGTATATCACGATTATTTATCAAATCATTTTCAGAATATAAATAAGATTTTTCTATAGTTATATTATTTTTATTAAAATTATATAAATAAGATTTTTCTATAGTTATATTATTTTTATTAAAATTATATAAATAATTAACATACAGATCTTTATCTTTATTCATATTGATTCATATATTAAACATTCATTTGTTTTTATTATAAAAATAAAATCAATTTTTTTATAAAAATATTTTTACAGCATATTTTAATCTTATTTAATACAATTCAATTAAATCAATAAAATTAATATTGTATTTATTACAAATATTTAATAATCGTGTTGGATGAAATACTTTTTCAACTAATTCTTTCATAATTAATTTTCCTTTTAATTTATGTAAATCTAAATTTAAAAAATAATTATTAAATATTTGTTTTTGATTCCGTATTATTTTTATATTAAAATCGTTATATGTAATAATTGAATTATTGAAATCATAATATCCAATTAAAATATTTTTATTTAAATAGATATTAGTATTAATATAATTTTTATTCAAAATTAATTCAATTAAATTATCTGTAACATAATAATTTAAATTTTGATTAAACTCATTACCAAAAATAAGATGAGTAACAGAAGATGGTATGTCTCCTTCTTTTAAATCCATATTAAAATGATCTCCAAAAATAAGGTGAGTTACAGAATCTGGTATGTCTCCTTTTTTTAAGGATTGATTAAATCTATATCCAAAAGTAAGATGTATAACAGAATTTGGTATCATTCCTTCTTTTAAAGATTGATTAAAACAATATCCAAAAGTAAGATTAGTAACAGAGTTAGGTATTATTCCTTCTTTTAATGGTTCATTAAATCTAGATCCAAAAGTAAGATGAGTAACAGAATTTGGTATAACTTTTTTTTCTAGAGAAATACTAAAAAAATTTCCAAATGTTAGATGTGTAACTGAATTTGGTATGTCTCCTTCTTTTAAGGATTTATTAAAACCATGTCCAAATGTTAGATGTGTAACTGAATTTGGTATCATATCTTTGTTTAAACTTTGATTAAAATAATCTCCAAATATTAGATGTGTAACTGAATTTGGTATCATATCTTTGTTTAAACTTTGATTAAAACAATATCCAAATGTTAGATGTGTAACTGAATTTGGTATCATATCTTTGTTTAAACTTTGATTAAAACAATATCCAAATGTTAGATGTATAACTGAATTTGGTATTACTCCTTCTTTTAAAACTTGATTAAAACAATAACCAAAAGTAAGATGAGTAACAGAATTTGGTATATCCCCTTCTTTTAGAACCTGATTAAAACATGTTCCGAAAGTAAAATGAGTAACAGAATTTGGTATATCATCTCTTTTTAACGGTTTATTAAAGTATTCTCCAAATATAAGATGATTAACAGAATTTGGTATCATTCCTTGATTTAAACTTTGATTAAAACAATGTCCAAATGTTAGATGTGTAACTGAATTTGGTATGTCGTCTTTTTTTAAGACTTCATTAAAATGATGTCCTAATGTAAGATGAGTAACAGAATTTGGTATGATACCTTTTTTTAATCTTTTAATATAATCTCCTAATATAAGGTGAGTAACTGATTTTGATATAATTGTATGATTTGAATGAATTTTGAATATTAAATCATTAAATATATTTACTATATAATTTTTTTTGTAAAAATAATTTGTAGCTTCAAAACTAAGATGAGTAACAGAATCTGGTATGTCTCCTTCTTTTAAAACTTGATTAAAAGATGTTCCAAATATAAGATGAGTAACTGAATTTGGTATATCATCTCTTTTTAACGGTTTATTAAAGTCTTCTCCAAATATAAGATGAGTAACAGAATTCGGTATATCATCTCTTTTCAATGGTTGATTAAAATATTTTCCAAATATAAGATGAGTAACAGAATTCGGTATCATACCTTTTTCTAGTTTTTTATTAAAAAAATATCCTAATTTAAGATGAGTAACAACATTCGGTATATCACTATTATTTATGACATCATTTTCATAATAAAAATAAGATTTTTCTATAGTTATATTATTTTTAATAAAATTATATAAATAAGTAATATACAGATCTTTATTCATATTGATTCATATATTAAACATTCATTTGTTTTTATTATAAAAATAAAATCATTTTTTTTATAAAAAGATTTTTACAGCATATTTTAATCTTATTTAATACATCTCAATTAAATCAATAAAATTAATATTGTATTTATTACAAATATTTAATAATCGTGTTGGATGAAATACTTTTTCAACTAATTCTTTGATAATTAATTTTCCTTTTAATTTATGTAAATCTAAATTTAAAAAATAATTATCAAACTTTTTTTTTTCATTCCATATTATTTTTATATTAAAATCGTTATATGTAATAGTTGAATATAAATCATAATATCCAATTAAAATATTTTTATTTAATTGATTATTCGTTTTAGTATAATTTTTATTCAAAATTAATTCAATTAAATTATTAGTAATATAATAATCTAATTTTTTATTAAATGTATATCCAAAAGTAAGGTAATCAACCGAAGTTGGTATCATTCCTTCTTTTAGTTCTTGATTAAAACAATGACCAAAAGTAAGATGAGTAACAGAGTTAGGTATTATTCCTTCTTCTAATGGTTGATTAAAACAATATCCAAAAGTAAGATGAGTAACAGAGTTAGGTATCATTCCTTCTTTTAAGGATTGATTAAAACACCATCCAAAAGTAAGATGAGTAACAGAGTTAGGTATTATTCCTTCTTTTAATGGTTCATTAAATCTAGTTCCAAAAGTAAGATGAGTAACAGAATTTGGTATAACTTTTTTTTCTAGAGGAATACTAAAAAAATCTCCAAATGTAAGATGTGTAACTGAATTTGGTATGTCACCTTCTTTTAGAGATTGATAAAAATTATGTCCAAATGTAAGATGAGTAACAAAATCTGGTATATCACCTTTTTTTAATGGTTGATTAAAGCTATTTTTAAAAGTAAGATGAGTAACAGAATTTGGTATGTCACCTTTTTTTAATGGTTGATTAAATCTAAGTCCGAAAGTAAGATGAGTAACAGAATTTGGTATCATTCCTTCTTTTAAAACCTGATTAAAATAATCTCCAAAAGTAAGATGAGTAACAGAATTTGGTATGTCACCTTTTTTTAAAAAATTAAAAAAAGATCCTAATTCAAGATGAGTAATATGAACGGATATAATTTTCATATTTGAATAAAATCCAAATGTTAAATAATTAAATAAATTTGTGATAATATTTTCGTCATAGTAATCATCATTAAAAATAATATGAGTTACAGAATCCGGTATATTTTCTTTAATTAAACTATGACTATATTCTGAAGAGTGAAATATAAGATGAGTAACAGAATTCGGTATCATACCTTTTTTTAATGGTTGATTAAAATTATTTCCAAATGTAACATGAGTAACAGAATCTGGTATTGCACCTTTTTTAAATGATTGATTAAATAATGATCCAAAAGTAAGATGAGTAACAGAATTTGGTATGACACCTTTTTCTAATGATTGATTAAAACATGTTCCAAATATTAGATGTGTAACAGAATTTGGTATAATACCTTTTTTTAAAGGTTTATTAAAATGATATTCAAAAGTAAGATGAGTAACAGAGTTTGGTATAATACCTTTTTTTAATAATTGATTAAAATGATATGGTAATCTAAGATGAGTAACTGAATTGGGTATATCTCCTTCTTTTAATAGTTGATTAAAACTAAATCTAAAATCAAGATGAGTAATATAATTTGGTATATTTATTTGTCCATGAATAGATCCTTCAAAAGTAAAATAATAATAAGGATTTTGTATAATTTTATTATTATATTTAATAAAATTATCTAAATGAGTAATATACAGATCTTTATTCATATTGAAATATATATATTATATAATATTATATAATATTTTTTTATAATAAAAAAAATTTATAAAAAAAAAAATCAATTTTTTTGGAATAAATGGTTAGTAAATATCTCGAATGCCTTTTCCAGTAAGACATCTCGGAATACCATCCGCACTATATTCTTGAAATTTAACAGTTAATAATTTACCAATATATTTAGATCCATTTTGAAATAATATTTTTCTTGATTCAAATGTTCCATTCGGTCTAACTTTAAATGGTTTACCATCTTTTGTTTCACATTCCCAAATAATACAACCTTTTTCATCTCCACTACCTTCATTAAAACCAATAATTTTAAATTCTTCTTCCATAAATTCTTTATATTTTTGTAAATATTTACTCCTCTTATTAATTTGATAAAGACCATCCATATCACGTATCATTATACCTTCAAATCCAGATTGAATAAATTCATCATGATATTTTTTAATATCACTTACATTATCCACTTTTATTGTTTCTACATCTTTACATAAAGGAGCTTTTTTAGCATTATTTTTAAGAAAAGTATGTAAAAATACATATCTGTCTTTATATATTATATTTAAATTATTTAAATCAATAAAATCATAAATATGATATTGAATTTTATTTATTATTAATGTATCTTCCTCAGTACATTTTTTTTCACTTAAACGAATTAATCCATTTAGAACTTCAAAATCTAAATCTTCTGTATATAATTCACCATCAAAATAAAAATCGGGAGATAATAAACTAAATAATATTTTTAATTGATCTTTTAAAATATTAAAATTTTGAAAAGGAATTCCTTTTCTAGACTCTAATATTACTTCACCATTTTTAATATATGAAATACAACGTATTCCATCATATTTTCTTTGAATATATGCTGGAAATGGTATCTTATATCCGCGACTTTTCTTTTCATATAAATCAAAAGAAAATGTATTCGCTAACATCGGTCTAACAACAATCTTTTTTTCAGGTATAGGTTCTCCAGAAGTAGAATTAATATCAATATGTTCTACATATAATTCTTTATCTTTCTTATTTTCCCATTTTTTAGTTGCTTCTTGGATTGTTTGTTCTAACACAGTTTTTTTAGCTTTACCTTCATGAATATTTCTAGTATGAATTACTTTTTTACCATTTATATCACCATGTGATGTAATAATACTAAATGTATTATCATCCACGGGCTCAATTTTAATAGACCATTCATAAATTTTTTTATTTGTAATTTTATATAAAGTTTTAAAAGATGGAATAGAGAAGGACATATATAACTAAATTTATAATTATCACTTTATATAATAATTTATTTATATAAAAATAATAATCATTTTTTTTATTTAAAGATTAAATATATTAAATATATTAAATATATAAAATAAATATGATTTCTTTTCAAGAAATATTACAGTATACTTTTGGTACATTTTTAATATGTAATTTATATATATATCGATATTATTATATAAATACGATTTTAGATATATATTCAACAATGAAATATAATTATAATAGTTTATATCGTAAAAAAAAAATATTTTATATAAAGAAAGTATTGTTATATATAAATTTAGAAGATAATTATGATGTTACACAATTATTTAATAGAGATATTGTAAAAACAAATAAAATAAATATGAATTTAATATTAAATTTATATTCAGCCTTAAATATTTCATTCAGATATAATGATAATATAAGATTAAAAATCTATTTTAATTATAATAATATTGATTCTATAATATATTATCCATTTTATAATAATTACAATGTTCCATATCCTCCATATACAGATGAAATAATGAATAATTATAGGAATGATATTATTATTCCTAATTATCAAACAATAACAAAAAAAAAATATTTTTATTCTTTATTTAATATGGAATCAAAAGATATAGAAAAAATTGAAATAAATAATCAAATAAATAATGATTTATTAAAATATTTTGCAATGATTAAAACACCTTTTAATGACTATGGTATTTTATATAATATGAAAGTTAAATTATGTTGGGTTTTAATAGAAAATAATATTAACATGGATAATTTTGATAGATTTTATTTAAAATTTGAAAATATGTATATAAATAAAGATTTTGAATTAGTAGAACATTTTATAGATATGAATAAAAAAGATTTAAATAATGTAATTATATCGGATAGAATGAAAGAAATTATGAAAATAAAAAAGGAAGATATATATTAAAATAAATATCTTTTAATAATATATAATGAATAATAATATTAATAATGTAAATGGATATATAAATAAAAATACTTATAATTATGCTGCGCCAGTAAATTTCAATGTTGGAAATGGAGTATTAGGATCATATGATAATATAAAATTTGATACTCAATGTGATCAAACATGGAAAAATCCACCATGTAATCCTCCAATGAAAAGTAATTTAATGTTTCTACCGCAGGGAACACCTTTACCATTAAAAAATGAAATGATATATTCAGAATTACCAAAAGATAGTATGTTTATTTTTGCAAATTCGTATGCTTCACCAGATTGTTGTCCATCTACATTTTCAACAGATAGAGGTTGCGTTTGTACAACAGATTTTCAACGAAAATATATTGGTGAACAAAGAGGATTAAATAAAAGTTATGAAAATTATAATTTTTAATATGAAATTTTTTATATGATATTATAATATATAATGAAATTTTTTTTTTTAAAATCAAAATTTAAAAAAGATAAAATTGAACTTTATAAATTTAATAAAAGTAAAAAAATAATGATATTAAAATCTTAAATTTTATCTGAAGTGATAATATATATATTATGAAGAATATAAATAATGATATATTAGAAAAATTAGATTTGAAAATAAAGAAATCGGAATGTTCTTATTTTATTAAAAAAAATGGTAAAATAAAATTTATAAATACAATAAATAAGCAATATTTATGTATGATAAATAATTTAAATGTATTAAGTATAAGAAGTATGTTTCCATATTTATATGATAAAAATGAAGACTTAATTATTAAAAAATTATTAATATTATATATTTTACAAAAAAAAGATTTTAAATATTTTAAAATTATTCATTCTACAAATAAAAATAAAAATTATGAAATAATAATTTTTAATCCATCATCTATAAATAATGTATCAGAATTAATGTTTCATCATTACATGATAGAAACATCTGAAAAAAATAAAAATTTTTATTATGGAACAATAATAAAAAAATTATCAACATTATTTATGCTCAATAAATTATCGAATAATTATAATAATAAAGATATATTAATATTAATATTTTATGAACATTATATTTATTTAATTGAAAGTGAAATGTATAAAAAATATAAAAAAAATTTATCTGATTTTAAAAATTATATGGATATTTATATATTTTTAAAAAGTAAAGGATATGTAGAAAAATATTATAATAATTATGCTAAAAAAATGATAAAAAACTATGATATATATTATAAAAAAATTAAAGAAAATGATGAATTAGAAATATTTAAAAAAACTGTTATAAAAGAAATAAAAAATTTTAAAAATATTAATTTAATAAAACTAATAGATAAATATATCAATAATAGTTTTAATAAAGATTATATTAAAAATAAATTTACTGAAATCAAAGAAAAATATAATATTTAATAATTATATGGATATTAATTATTTAATTGGAATGTTAATAATAATAGCATTTTGTTTATTAGGATATACACATTTAGAACATTTAAGTAATGAAGTAACATATGTAAAATCTAATGTTGATAATAATGAATATTTAGTAAGAAATTTAGAAGATAAAGAAAAAGCTGCAAATACATTAGCAACATTAAGATTAAAATTAGAAAAATTATGTAATATTATGAAAAATAAATATCCAAATGATGAAAGTGTAATTCGTATGAATGAGAAATTTAATCCAGATAATATAACAGAATCCGGTAAAAATAATCAATATACATCTTATTCAGTAAATAAAGGCGAAAAACTTGTTTTTTGTATAAGACAAAAAGATGAAAAAGAAACGATTGTAGATGAAAATACATTATCATTCGTTTCAATTCATGAATTAGCGCATATTATGACAAAATCGGTTGGTCATACACCTGAATTTTGGAGTAATTTTAAAAGATTGTTAAAAGAGGCAATTAATAATAATTTATATACAAAAGAAAATTATTCAACTAATCCAAAAGAATATTGTGGAATCAAAGTAACCGATTCACCTCTTGATTAATATATTAATATATTAATAAATAATATATATATTTTATTTATTATAAAATATATATTTATAATATAATCATGACTTGTAATATAAATTATGATAATATTATATTTTCTATTCAAAAAATTTCAAGATTTAATAATATAGAAAATTATGTTTTTATTGGAACTACGAATGATATTATCTCAAATATTTTATTAAAATTAGAAGATAGAAAAAGTATAAGTGGCGATGAGGTTAAAATATTAAGGAAAATGTATCCAGATGATTACAATGATTGGATCAATATGGTTAAAAATAAAATTAAGATTAAATTTATTAAAAATAAAATTAGAATAGATGATACTATAGGTGAAATTCGTAAAAAAATATTTGTATATCTAAGTAAACCAGATGAATATATATTACCGGAAAATCAAGAATTATGGTTAAATAAAAATAATGGAGAATCAGAGATTATTGGTTATTATTATGAAAATAATATAACGAAAGAAAAAGATATTAAACATCCACATATACAAGATAATCAGAAGTTTGATAAAAATATGATAAAAAATTTTGATATTCATCATTTAAAGAAAAATACAGTTGAAAATAATATGTTAATATATGATTTATTAGAAAATAATTTTATAAAAAAAATAATATATGTATCTGATGCAAAAGATGAAGAAAAATATTTAAAAAATAATAAAATAAATATAACAGATTCTATAATAAATAATTATTTTAAAAAATATTGGCCATATGTTCATTTAAATTATAATTTAGAAGATATTAAAAATAATTATTTATTATCCAAAGATTATTATTTGAAAGAAAATTATGTATTTGATTTAATAAATAATATTTCCATTGATAATGATAAAGTTGGTACATGTAATATTATTACAATGAAATTAAATGTAAATGATGATTATAATTATGATAATAATAATAATGATATAAATGGAGAATATATTGATTTATTTCAAATATTTGATTATATTAAAAATGAAAAAATAGATGAAAAAACACCATTTATCAGATATTCAGAAGATATTTTAGATGCACCTTTTTCAATTATATCCAAAAAAGCAATTGATAATAATTTAATAGAACAAGATTTATTAAAAAAATGGTTAGGAGTAAATCAACAAGTACGAAGAATAAATAGTATTGTATTAAAAAGATATATAAAAGATTATAATAATATACCTAGATACTGTTCATTAACTATTTATAAATCTGGTAAATTAACAATAAATGTTAGTTTTAAAGATGAATTTAATGCAAATTTTTATGATGTTGAAGATGTTATTAAAAATTCTAAAAAAATAATTGAGGATATAAATAAAAATAGAATTATTAAAAAAATAGATGAAAAAGGAAAAATAGATGTTCCAGATATGACGTATATTAATAATACAGTCTCTTTTAAAAAAAATACAAAAATTATTTATATGAATATTACAATACCAATTTATTTTAATGTAAATTTTGATTTTAAAAAAATGTTAGAATTTTCTAAAAAATTTCCGTATTTTCTAGCAGAATTTCCTAAAAATTTATTAAAAATAGAAGAACAAAATTCAGAAAATAGTATTAAATTTAAATATAAAAGAATTAGTAATTTTGCAAATATGAATGATATATTAGCCGAAATTGATATATTAAAACAAAAATATGAAAAAGATTCGGCTATTATAATTAAAATATTAGAAAAAAAATATCAAAAAACAGTAGATGAGATTAAAAAATATTTAATAGAATGGGAAAAAAAATATTCATCATCAAAAAGTTTGAAAATTTCATCTGAATTTAGAACCGGAATATTAGTTACTATAAGTAATAATAATATTCTTATTCATGGTATTACAAAAATATATCATATACCATTGTTATATAATTTTTTTGTAAAATTTTTAATATTATTTATCAATTATGACGAATATGCAAAAAATAAAAATTTTAAAAAGTTTTTAGTTACTAAAAATTTAAATGCAAATGCTTTAAATTATGATAATAGTTATGAATATAATAATAATATTATTATCAACATAGATAAAATCTATGATACAAATTATAATTTTGAAGATGATTTATTATTAGAAGATGAACTAGATAATATAAAAAAAGAAGCAAATAGTGAAATGTTTGATGAAGAAGAGAAATATATAAAAAGTAGTAATATTCCTGGTTTAGCAACAGAAGATCAATTAGGTAAAGATATAAAATTAGTTTGTGAGGATGCTATTCCTGAAAAAGGAACATGTGAAGATTTTTGTAATGATAAAAATTATTTTATAAGACGATTGCAAACATATGATAATCCATTATTTAAATTTGATATAAATAAAAAAGAAAAAGAAAAACAATATTCTAAATGTTGTCAAAAATCTTATGTACAACCTATTATTCTACATTATGATCCTTCAACAAATAAATCAATAAAAAAAGATTCATATACATATTCTATTAAATATAGTTCTGATCCACTTATAAGACAAAGATGGTATATATGTCCTAAAATATGGTGTCCATATTGTGAAATTCCTATATCAGAATCTGATATTGATAAAAAAACAATTCAAGAACGATATACAAAAGAAATGGGTGGAACATGTAAAACTGCAATGTGTCCATTTGGAAGTCATCAAGTTTTTATAAGAGAAAAAGATAACAAAAGTTATTTAAATCCAGGATTTCTTACAAAATCTTTTCATCCAAAAGGTTTATGTTTACCATGTTGTTATATAAAATCACATCAAGACCCAAAATCTACATTTTATCAAAAATATAAAAAATGTATAGGAGATGATGTAGAAAATGAAACAATAAAAAATAGTAAAATATATATTTTAAGTAAAGGATTTCCATTAGATAAAGATAGATATGCAAAATTAAATTTACAAATAGAAAGATTATTAAATACAAATTTAGAAAAAGGATATTTAGATTATAATTCCGGATATTTAAGGAAAGGTATTAAACATACTAAAAATAATTCATTTTTAAGTGCAATATGTGATATTTTAAGTTGTGATAAATTAAATTCTATTATTGATGTTCACAAAATTAAAAGTATATTGATTGAAAAATTAAATGAAAATATTTTTAAAAGTTTACATTCTGGAAATTTACAAAACATTTTTCAAAATCCAAAAAGTAATTTATCTCCATTAGAAAATTATAAAAATTATTTATTAAATAATAAAATAAATATTGATCATAAATATTTATGGGATTTTTTACAAAGAGAAAATATAATATTTGAAAATGGAATTAATATTTTTATATTTGAAGATAATAATTTATTATGTCCAAAAGGCGAAAATATTAATTATTTTTACAATTCAAATAGAAAAAATATATTATTATATAAATCAAAAGATTATTATGAACCTATTTATCATTTAGAAGGTGATGGAAAAAGTGCAAAAACAACATGTATTTTAGATTATAATGATATTGAGATTAAAAAAATTTTTGATATAAGTTACGATGGATGTAATTCGTATAGTGATATTAATTGGATTAATGTATTAAAAGATAATATTTCTCAATATCATTTTCATATAGATAATATAAAATTAAAAAATGGAATCCTTTTACAAGATTTATTAAATAATCTTCTAATAAATATTAAAAATAATAAATTAAATTCCAAATATATACCTGTATTACAATATGTGGATTCATATAATAAAGTATTTGGCATTGAACTTAAAAATGGTTTATATTTACCAGTAGAACCATCTAAATTAATAGAACAAATTAAATATAAAACAATTATTGATATGAATGATATTAATAAATTAGATATGAAAGATGTTATTAAATATACAAATGAAATAAATAATGTTACAAATATTGAATGTAAAATTACTCATAAAATTTTAGATATACAATCTAAAAAATATATTATTGCATTAGTAAATGAATATAACCGATTTATACCAATTAAAAAAATATTAAATACAAATGATCATCTAAAAATATCAAATTTTAATTATTATTCTGATATTGATGAATCATTGGAAAATAAAATTCAAAAACCTGATAATAGAATAGAAGAAATAAATAAAAAAAATTTTGAAGATGAATCGTATATAAGAATGAAATTTGAATTATCAAAATTTTTACAAATTAAAAATAATAAAAAATATATGAATGATATTTTAGATATAATTAATAGTGAGAATAAAGATATAAATAAAAATAGAGAAGAAATGTATAAATTACTAAATAATATATATGATTTGTTAATAATAAAAAGTGAAAAAAATATTAATTACTACGATTATAAAGTACAAAATAAAAGAGTACCATGTTTTTTAAGAAAAAATGATTCTAATATTAAATTAAATTGTGAAGATGATCCTCACTGCATAAAAACTAAAAATAGTTGTAAATTATATTTAAATATTCATGAAAAAAGAAATAATTATGGTTATTTTTTATCAAAAATAGTAGATGAATTATTAAGATACAAAATGAAAAGAAATGAAATTTTATATGATCATATACCAACAATTATAAATAAAGAATTAATTGAAACAAATCCTGAAAAATATATTATAATACATACAAATAATTATAACGAAATTAATAATATAATAGATAAAATATATTTAGATAATAAAGGATTATATATTGATAATAGAAATTTATATGAAGAAATAACTACAAAAGATATTTCATTTAAAAGGGAAAAATATGTTATCTCAGATATATGTCTTATTAAAAATGATAAAACAGAAGATTTATCAATTTATTGGAATAAAATATTGGGATATAATTATAAAATTAATAAATGTGAAAATACTGGATTATTTTCTTTAATAATAGATATATTTCATTTAGAAGAATTTAAAAATAATAATGAAAAAATAGATATTTATATTTTGAAAAATAAAATAATTGAACATATTAAAAAATTAATTTCTAAAAAAAATAAAAATATATCATTAAATGAATCAGATATTATTGACCTTTATAAAAAAAGTGATAATAAAAATTTTAAATACATAATTTCAATAGAGTCATTAATTGAAAATATTATTAATAATTCTTATCAAGGCTGTGATATAGATTTAAAATTTATATCTGAAATATATAATTTAAATATTATCATATTAGACAAAAGAATTAAGAAAAATCAAATTAGTCATCAATTTATAAAATCAAAAAATAATGGATTATATTATATATTAATTTATAAATCTGTTATTTTTGAAAGTGTAATATACAATATTATACAAAATAAAACTAAAATGATATTTAAAATAAATGAATTACCTAAAAAATTTGTAGATTTTATTATGAAAAATATAAATGAAAAATAATTTAAATATTTATAAAATATTATAATATTATATATTAGTAAGTTATGAATAGATTTTTTCCTAATGTTCCAAAAAATCCTATTATTATAAATAGAAAAATGCCAAGTGTTCCACCAACACATAATGTTATACTATTTCCGGAAGAACCAATAAGTAAATTAAAAGATTTTTTAAAGTTTCTTATTTCAGAATTAAATAATTTTATAAGATTATTAATAATATATTCTGAACAATTATTTTATTCATTTGAAAATAATGGTAAAACCATTCGAAAAAAAAATTTATATGATAATATCATTATTCTAATTAATGAATTAAAAAACTATACAAATAAATTTATATCTAAAAATCAAAATAAGGTTTATAAAAGAAATAATCAAGATCAATATTTACTATCTAATTTTCTTCATATTAGAAATGAATATCTTTTACTAAATATAGATAAAAACAATAATATAATAAATAATAATAAGAATAAAGAATTAGTAATAAAATTAGACAATTTAATATGTATTATGATTGGAAAACTTCGTTAAACTATCAATACATAAAATGATTGAAATTCTTCGTAAACAATTCAATATTTAATATGATTGAAATTCTTCGTAAAAAATTAGTTATAAATAAAAGGTTTAACAATTGAAATAAATTTATTAATACCATCTTTTATATATAGATTAAAGGATGGTTTTATTTCAATCTCTTCAATTATTTTTTTACAATCTTTATTTTTATTTTTAGTAAATATAATATAATCTAAATTAAAATCAAATGTTTCTAATACTTTTTCCATTTTATTTGGTACTGATACTTCAAATTCTTCAAAAATTATTTTTTTAATATTATAAATATCATAAAATTCATGTAATATTAATTTATTATGTACAGTATTATATTGTAACATATCACTATTGGCCTGATTTTCAAGTGGATATATATAAATATTTGTTTTAACATTATCAAAAAATATACTTGATATTCGAATATTGTTATTATTAAAAAATATTTCAAAACCATCTTTTTTAATTTCATCCTCTAATTTTTTTAATTTAAAAAAATTAATATCTGATGTACAAATTTCAAGAAGAGAATTAAATATATTAATACCTTTAAATATATATATTCCAAGTAATGATTCTCCCACAAAACAATATTCTATTGAATGATAATCCATTAGATCATTGATATATTTTACCATATATTTATTTGATACAAGAATTTTATCATTTAATGGTGCTTTATCAATTTTAATGGAATTATTTAATATTATTTCATGTTCTATACCATTTAATGTATAGTTATATTTATCTGATAACATGTTTTTATATTTAAATATATTATTTAATTATATTTAAATGTAGATTAATAAACTTAAAAATAATATTTATAAGATATATAATATGTTATCACCTTATCCGGAACATACAAAACAAACAAAAACAAATAATAATTTAGATTTAAGACCAAGTATATCTAATCCATCCGTTCCTTTAAGATACAATCATGAACATTATATTTTAAATAATGATAGTAGTATAAATTTTGATATGGAAAGAAATTCAATATGTTCAAGGAATAAACCTGTTCAAACTAATTTTCAAAATAATTATTATACAATGAATTTTGATGATTTAAATCATCAAAATAATCAAGAAATAAATAGATATTTAAATAGAAATCCAGTAAATAGTCGTAGAGATACAATTGAAAAGACAAGAAATGAAGATAGACAAGATTTTCTAAAATCTCAAGGAGGTATATTATCCAATTTTAATGATATTAAAATTGAAAATACACGAAAAGATAGAAATACAATTAATAGTTCAAATTATATTCCAATGCCACGGACAATGGCTATTCCAAAAGATCAAATTTAATTATATCTTATTTAAAAAAAAAAAATAATATCTATAAATGTTAGATAATATGAATTGTTGTAAGTTTAAAGAGATTGATCATATTATAAATAATATTCATTTATTTGATGATAATATTTTAAATAATAAAAGTATAAAAAATCAATTATTTTCAAAAGAACCTCCACCCTTTGATTTAGTAAGTAAAATTTTTTATTTTTTAATTAATAAAGAATTAAATGACAATATTTATTATGAATTTTCAAAGAAAAATTTAAGTATTAAAAATATAATAGAAAAAATTGATGAATATATTGTATTATTAAAAAAATATTATTTGAAATGCAAACATAAAAAATATTTAGAAAATTTAAATGAAAAAAAATTAATTACATTATTTAGACAAATATTACGTCCATATGATTATACAATCACATCTGTTGAAAAATATGATAATAATAAAAAATATTTATTATATATATTAGAAAAAAATAAATTGAATACTATAAAAAAAATTGATTCTGTAATTAATTTTGATTAATCTTATAAAAAATATAGTATTTAATAGTAATATACATGCAAGATAAACATCATTTTTATATTGGTAATATTTTTAGTAATGAAGAACAAATAAAAGTATTAAAAAACATACAAAGAAAACTTATTAAAAAATATAAGTTAAGGAATTATCATTGGAATAATAAATATGCAACTAATTTAATATACTTGGGATATTTAGATGAAAAGGTTGCGTATAAATATATGGAAAATATTATATCTTATTTATTAACTGCAATATCAGAGAAATTTAATCATTTGGAATGTGTATACACCGGATATAAATTAGAATATGATAAATCTTATTATAAGTTTTCCTTAAAATTTAACGATGTTAATAATTATTTAGAAAAAATCATTGTACCTTACTTGCATAATAATGCAATTTCACCAGTATATGAAAAAAGAAAAAATATTTTAAAACCATCCATTGATCTAATTTATTATAAAGATTCACCTAAAATAGATGGTAAAAAAGATGATATAAAAATATTATTACCGGATGATAAATTTATTATTGATCATATATCCTTAATTAAAGGAAGTCCTATACGTATTAGAAGTGGAACACCATCTATACATAATCAAATGAATATAGAAGAAGTTTATAAATATTCATTTCCATTAAACGGAACTTTTTAGTTAATTTATCTATAAAAAAGAATGTTGACTAATTTTTATAATATAAGTAAACTTAAGTTTCCTATACATACATTCCTATTTTTAAAAAATATTTAAAAATAGGAAGGTATGTTACATCACATATTATTTAAAAATAAATTGAATTATGTTATTTTAAGATTATCTAAATCTTTACATAAAGATTTTTTACTATTCCAACTTAATACTTTTTTTTTTAAAACAATATTAAGATCTGTATTTTTTGATAATGTATATTTATATTGATTACCTTCATGTTTTAATTCAGTTGCATTAAATTCTCCATAAATTATATTAACATTAAATTGAGTTTCTATTTTATGAATCATTAATTTAATATCTTTTTCAAATTGATAATAATAATATTTTGAATCTTGGCATAAACTTATATATATTTTTGAATCTAATAAATATATATAAAAATTTATATCACATATACTTGTTATTAAATCATCTAAGGCTTTATTTGAATTATCAATATTATTTTTATTATATTCTAAAAAACCATTCCATAACGTTGCATAGTTTTTATCAAGATCCGTATCATCATAATAATATCTTTTCATTAATATTATTAAATAGTATTATTTTATACTACTTAATTTTTAATAATAATTTATATTTTCAATTTTTTTATTGAATGTTTATTACAATTACAACAATTTCCACATTTTTTATTTTCACATTTTCTTTTATAAAAATATAAATTACATGATTTACATAAATATTTTTTCTTTTTTTCCATTATTTTTTTATTTTTTATAATATTATATACATCATTTATTACATCTTCAATAATTTCTTTCGCACAATATTTAATTTCTCTTTTAGTATATATTTCATTATATAAAACACATTTATTTGACATTGAACAATGACCGAAATTAGCACATTTTTCACAAAATACATTTAATAATTTATTATAAATAGCATTTTCGTATATACTTTGCATTTTATCATATATTAAGTAATATATATTTTCATCTAATTCTAGATGAAATATACATTCATCCTTTGTAATATTTAAAACAATATTTTCACTGTTAATAATTTCTAAAAAAGCCTTTACAGCAATATAATAACAATTATTATATATGAACTGGATTTCATGTTTATCATCATCATTATATAATAAAAAATTATGATGTTTAAAATATAAACTATAATACATATCATTGCATAATTTATAAAAACACTCACCACAAATATAATACAGATCATTAAAATCTTTTTGATTATATTTTTTATTAAAAATATCCATATTTTTTATTAAATTTTTATTTATAAGTTTACTGATTACAATTTTATCATCTAAGTTTAAAAAAACTGTAAAATATCTAAAAATATCATTTATATATAAAATTTTATGTATAATATCGCTCATATTTTAATAATAATATTTTTTTTCAATTTAATAATCTATCACATTAATATTATCATCTTCAGATGTGATTTTTATAAATTTTTGAATTGCATCTTCTTTTTTATTGTCTATGATAGATGATAAACATTTATTTACATCATTTGAAATAATTAAACTATTTATATATTTATCATATTTTTTATCTACTTCTTTTATTTCATTGTCTAAAATATTCATTCGAATATCATTTTTATTATCTTTTATAATTTCTTCAAAAAAATCTTTTAAATGTTTGTATAATTTATACATTGTTTCTTCAAATATTTCTTTAACAGACATTGCTTCATATTCATTATTTTTAATTTTATAAACTAATCCTGTCATTTTATCTTTCAATATAATATTTAAATTTTCATCATTTTTAAATATATTCTCTAAAGTATTTGTAAATTTTTTATCACTTAAAAGAATTTTTTCTCTCATATCTTTTGTTATACTTGATATATTCCAATCTTCATCGAATCCCCTTAAAGAATTTATATTTATATTTATTATATTATTTTGAACTCCAATGTTTTGAATATTATTTATTTGCTGTATTATTGGTTTATCTGTACATAATTTTTTTTTTATATGTTTATTTAGATTTGATTTATTATGATAAATTTTATTACATATATTACATTTATATTCAATATTTTCATCATTTTTTACAAAATTATTTTTAATTATATAGTTTAATTCATCTTTTATATAATGTTTTATTAATGATTGTTTCTCTAAATCCATATCATTTTTATTATCATTTTTATTATCATCATTTATAATACATTTTTTTTTCCTTTCTAAATGTCTTTTCATATCAATTTTTTGTTTAGAAATATAGTTACACCTTTTACATTGATAATAAAACATTTTATATTATAATATTATTTTTTTTTTTAAATATTCCATTTTCCTTAAAGATGAATTTATAAAAATATTAAAGTAAATTGATTTTAAAATTGTAATTATTTTTAATATATATATTTTTAAATAATTGAGTTGTTCCATAATTCAGTATCAGTAGATTATTGATAAAATAAAAATACATATTATTTTTTGGTTTTTATAGCTTTATTTATGATAAATAAAACTTATTAATTAAAATTATGAAAATATATAAATAAAAATATGTAGATTTATTAAACAATATTTATGTTATAAAATAATATTATTATTTTATTGATATTCAATTATAAATGCCAGATTATTCATAATCATTACATGCAAAGCTTTTAGGGTTAATTTTTAAAATATTATAGTTATCACAATTTAGAATTCTACTAATATATTTTCTAAAATTTGAAGATTTATTTACTTTTATAATTATTGTAAAAAATAATTATAAAAAATAATAGAATTATAAATTGCGATGAATATAATTTTAAAATTATTTCTTTTATATAATATTCCTTTTTCCTTTAAGGACTAAAAGGAAAAAGGAATTTATGGAAATATATAGATTCCGAGGACTACAAAGAA